CACATTGCGGATGCAATCGCTTTCGCTGCATGGTGCACGAAAGACAAAAGTTTAAATATATGGATTCGCTAAAAAAATATGGCATATACGAGAACAACAATCACGGAGGCACAACTAGCTTACTATTATGGAGCAAATGTCAGTGCAGCAGTTACAGCAGATACAAGTGATTTCTATGTCTCAACTACAGAAGCATATCTTTCTAGTTTAATAAAATATGATTTTGTGACAAACTGGGCGGCACTAACTGCAAATTACAAACAATTATTCACAGAGTATTTAGGAAGAATGGCAGCAGTTGCAGCAATATTTTATGATCCCTCAGGATATACAGACGGAATTGAAGCAGAGAACATGGCCAAAATTCACTGGCAGAGAGCATTAGATATTCAAGAATTATTAAATGATTCCTCAGTGCAGGACTTTCAGGGTGTATAAATGGTTTTAGAAGTTCCAACTAAACCGGGGCAGGTCCCGGATTTAAAACAAAGAGATGTTAGAGAAACAGCAGGGATTATTGGAAACCCAACAATAGGAGATTTCACGGCTGCAAATCATAATCATTCGAATGTAGCTGGAGGAGGGACTGTTGCACATGGAGATTTAACAGCCATTGGGACAAAAAGCCACGCACAAATTGATACTCATATAAACGGAGATGGAAGCGACCACGCAGACGTTGCCACAAACACAAGTGATATATCAACAAATGTTGCGGCAATAGCATTGAACACAACGCATAGGGGATTAGTGGATGAGCATTTAGATTGGACGGCGTCGGTGGGGACAATCCACGCAGATAATTATACAGACACAAATACAGATACGACAGACCACACAGCATTTAGCAACATTGGAACAAACTCACATGCACAAGTTGATACACATATTGCAGATGCAACTAAACATTATTTAGAAGCAGCAATCGACCACACGGCTATAACAAATATTGGAACTAACTCTCACGCTCAAATTGATGCACACATCGCAGGGACAGACGTTGCAAGTTCAGTCCAAACTTTAACTCATGGAGCAAACACAAACTACGAAACAGTTTATACCGTCCCGGGAGGAACGACATTTTATTTAACTGAATGGTGGTTTACTGGAGGAGGAATAACCTCGATAGCAAAATTAGCAAAAGGTGGAGCAGGTTCAGAAGTAGATTTATTCTATGCACAAATATTATCTAATGGAGCTTCTAACCATGGCTTTAATGAGCCTGTTTTATTTTCAGCAGGTGATAGAATCTCCGCGAAAATTAACGCAGCAGCGGGAACTTATCAAATAACACTAGTGGGATACGAAAAATAATGGTAGCAATGGATATAGGAAACGCAAGCGCAGGAGATATGAAAGGCACAGAAGAAAACTTCTCGGTAGCATCTCAAACAACAGACGGGGCAACTGGTGACAATCAAGCACCATGGTTTAATTCAAAGTTTAATCAATATCTAGGCTACTACAAAGACATCCCAGAATTGAAAAGCACAATAGACACTAAAGCAAAATATGTAACTGGAAAAGGAGTTATAGCGACGGGGGAAGATAAAGAGATCATAGAACAATTTCGAGGATGGGGAAAAGATACAATAAACCAAATAATTCAAAATATGACTAGAACTTATTACGTTGGAGGCGATGCGTTCGCAGAAATCATAAGAGAAAAACAAGGAGCATTCAAAAAACTATTCACATGGTTTGGGTTTATTAACCCACCAAAGCCAACTAACCTAAAGCCATTAGACCCAGCAAGCATAGGAATCGTTGTAAATAGAACGGGGCAAATAGTTCATTATGAACAAAACCAAGGAATAGAAGGAGTTCCAAATAAAATATTCCAGCCAGAAGATATATTCCACTTAGCGAAAAATAGATTTGCCGATGAAATACATGGGACTTCAATTATTACAGCAATAGAAAAAATCATCTTAGCGAGAAACGAAGCGCTGGCAGATATTAAAACCGTCTTTCACAGATACGTTCAACCGTTCAATGTTTTCAAATTGAACACCGACGACGAAACTAAAATAGAAGCATTCATTGCAAAAGAAAATAACAGAGATAAAAATAAAGAAAATATGTTTATTCCAATGGGAGCCGTAGAAGTGGAAAGAGTTGGCATGCCACAATTTTCAACATTAGATCCGCTACCTTATATTAGAGACTTAACAGATTATTTTTACCAAGCAACTAACACGCCTGACGTTGTAATTGGATCGGCAAAGCAAACGGTGGAAGCATCGGCAAAGATTTTAATATTAGGCTTCGAGCAATCAGTTAGGGACGACCAATTATTTTGGATGGAGAATTTCAAATCACAAATCGGAATAGACATAAAACTAGAATACCCAACGCCAATAGAAGAGGAACTAGTTAAAGATGAAAAGAAAGATGGCGGAGAAAAAGCAAGTGAGCCAAACGATACAACCGTAGAAATGGAGGGCAAAAAGTGAGAACAATATTCAAAATTAAATTCAAAATTAGAAAGTGGCTTTTCTACATTTCTATAAGACGATAATGAAAGACTACATGTATTTGATAAAGGATTTGGGATTTCCAATAGCAATGTGTCTATATTTCATGTTTATTAATAACGGAACAATTAAGAAAAACACCGAAGCATTAAACGGGATTAAATTGGCAGTTCAATATTGCCCAAATAACTACCAACTGAAAGGAGGTATAAGAAAATGACGGAAGAAAATGAACAAAAAGAAGAAGCTGAAAGGAAAGCAGCAGAAGAAGCAAAGGCCGAAGCGGCAAAAGCAGCAGCTGAAAATACTGGAGACGGGACATCCTCCATGAAAAATACTTCCAAACTCGATACAATGAAACAAGAAAATGAAACAATGAAGAAAACCCTAGACGAGAGAGAGACTTTATTAAAAAGGCAAGATGAAATCGAAGAGAGGGAAAGGGTATCAGGACAAGCAAGCGCAGGAAAAGAAACAACTCATAAAGAAGAAACCCCAAAAGAATACAACGATAGAATAGATAAGGAAACGTCCGAAGGTAAACATGGCGAATGAAGAAAAAGTCGACGAAACTTTTGAGATTATTTCTGAAAAGGAAAAGCTATGGAGAGATTTTTTAGTAGAAGCTGAAACTAATTATATAAAGTCAGAAGCTAGTAGACTTCAAAACGAAGCTATGATTGAATTGGCAAAGAAGGAGATCAAGAAAGAAGCAGATAAAAACAAATAATAGGACTTCGTCCATGCGTTCCGGGGAGGCAAGCCTCCCCTCACTTTATTTTTCTATTAACAAAACATTTAAATAGTTGGTTCCTAGAGATTAGTTATGGAAGAAGAAGATAATAATAAAGAAGAGGATGAAGAATAATGGCAGATGAATGTATATTGGAGGTTGAAACAGAAATCCCGGTTAATTTTACTTGTGCTACAGGCACTACTATTGAAAAAGGCGCAGTTTGTGCAATGACTGATAATATGGTTGCAGTTCTTTCTACTGGTGATACTGATATAGTTGCGGGTATTGCTCAATCGGAAAAGTTAGCAGCAGAGACTTCACAAAATAGTGTAGCAATTTATAGACGTGGAATATTTAGCGGTGTTGCTGGTGTTGCTGGTGTTGTTTTTGGTGAAGCAATTATAACAGACGCATCGACAAGTTCTACAAATAGATTAGTAAAAGCTGATAATCAAAGTGAACAAATTATGGGGATCGCTTTAGAAACAGCTACAAGCGGAAACAGATTCTTATTCGAACTAGGTCCGAGGGCCATACAATTAACTTAAAATGGTAGAGACATCTGGACAAGCACTAATTAGGGGAGTTGATATATCAAAAGGAGCTATAGCAGAGTTCGAGGAAGCTCTAATAATTAAAGCACTAATTTCTAGTAAACCCACAAAAGCAAGAGAGATAAAGTTCTGGCAAAAAACTACTGGATATATAACTTTAACTGCTCCAGCTAAATTAAGCAACATAGCTCCGGGCGCACGTCCTTTCGTAGCAGAAACTTCTTGGACGCCTCAAACAAAATATTCTATAAAATATATGTTGGATTCTCCTATGATTAACATGGAAGATGAAAGCGATGCAGAAGTTGCAGTATTTAGAGACAATGCTAAAGACGTTGCAGAAGCAATCGCTAACGATGTTGATAATGATATTTGGAATGTAATAAGTGAAGACCAAACAGCAGCAACAATTAACTCGGTAACTACTAAAGCGGCATGGGATGCAGCAAGTGGACAAGACCCATTCTTAGACATCATGGCGGCTAAGACAGAAATTCGAGAACAAACTAAAAGAAGTATTCGTAATGGTGTTTTGTTAATGAACGCTAAAGCTGAACAAGATTTATTGGTTTGGTTGGTAACTACTAAAGGTTCAAGTGTGCCTAACTTCGCAAGTGAAAAAGTGGGAACTGGCTCAATAGAGAAATTTGCAGGGTTACAAGTTATAGTTTCTGAAAACGTAACAACTGACTACGCCATGGTTGCAGATTTAAAGCAAGCAGCAACATATAGAACTTTCAAACCAATGCAAACATGGATAATTAACGAAGAAGGAATCGGTCGAAAGATTAGGGTTTCTACTAACGGGGTTGCTATTCTAATTAAACCTAAGTTTATCACGTTGATTGACGGGCTAACTTAAAATGACTGACGAAAATGCTAAGAAAAAGTATAAATTTCTAAAAGGTCTAATTGCTGGTAATATGAAAACTGGTAATCCTGTTCAAGATGATTTAATTGTTTCTGATGCTAAAAAACATATGGCTGATCTAATTCTAAAGAGACCTAACATTGATTTTGAGCCTAAAGTAGAAGTTAAACCAAAGGAAGCTAAGGCTAAGGAGAAGAAATAATGGCAATTAAGACTTTACAAGAACAAGGAATTTTAAAGGGGACTACAGCAGCTTAAAATGGCAGCTACTGATATATACCACATTACTGGAGGACTTAAAGGAAGAGCGGCAACTGCTTTTTTAGGCGGAAACGTAGACGATTATATACAAGTAGATGCTTTCGCAGCTGCTCAAGTTGCAGCAGGAGATACAACAGGAACGATAACGGCATGGATAAACCCCGGGGCGGTTGGAACTAATACAATTTTTGGAACTGGCGATAAAAACGTCGTAGAATTTATTGAGTTAAATATTGAAAATGGAAAACTGGTTGCACGTTGCACAGATAATACAACCGCGCAGTGGGTAGTAACTTCTGACGATTTAATAATAGAAGGACCTCATCAATGGGTTCACGTTGCAGTAGTTCAAAATGGAACAGCGCCAATTTTATATGTTGATGGGAAAAGAGTTGCTCAAACAAATAGCACAGCTACAAAATTATCGGCATGGTTTGCAGACACAGGAGGCATTGATTCAGGAAGAATTGGAGCAGCAAATAAAGCGGGTGATGATTCAGTAACTCAAGAATTTACAGGCGGAATTTCTGACGTGAAATACTGGGATGCAGCATTAACTGACGACCAAATGGAAAAGGATTATAGAGGACTAACAAACACAACAGACTTAATTTCACATTGGAGTTTTAAAATTAACTATACAGATTCGGTTAGTTCATATGATGGAACAGCAGTAGGAGATATTATTTTATCAAATAACTATTCAGAGTTTACTTCTAGGTTTAGAAATCACCCTGCGGCTGCGGTTGTCGTAGCTGATTCAGTTGAGTTCTCTGTAGATTCTAACAACAATGTAGGGCATGCGATTATAGTAAAGGCGGCCTAATATGGCTAATCCTAATCAAGGCACTAAAAGCACAAAGGAAATTGCAACAATTACAGCCGAAGAAAATATAGGTGAAGTTTTAAGTAATGTCCCGGAAGGAATTAATGGAGTTAAAAGCACAGTTTTAAGTAAAGAAAGAGTTGGGCTGGAATTGAATGAAAACTAAACAGCAGAAGAAAAAAATTATTAGAAAACCAAAACAAGCAAAGAGTATTATTTCTGATGACATATTTATCCCTAATCATTCAGGAATGTTGGATGCGGGAAAAGTTCACCGAACACCGACAGAAGATTTAGACCCTGTTAATAAAAAATATGTTGATGACATCATAGACATCGACCCCTACACTATCCAATCAGAGAGTTTCGGAGCGTTCGACCAACTAAATTTCGAAAACACAGACTCGGGATGCAGTTGCATAATAACATACACAACTAGAGACGGCGATGGAACTGATGATGTTTTCTTTGGAATATATGGCGTTGGTAATGTTGATGATTGGGTTAATATGGAATTGTTAAGATTTGGCTATGGATCTACAAACCAAGAGTTTTATATCGGAGCAGCTAAAGGGGGAACGGGAACAGATAGAGACCTAAAAATATATGCAGGAGATAGTAACGCAGATAAACATATCCGATTAACAGCGGCGGGAGACATGACCTTCGGAGATGTAAGTGGAATACCTACAACTATTAAAACTTCGGGAAAAGTTGGAGTTGGAACAAGCGACCCAAAGGGAAGATTTCATTCTTCGGACGGGACAACCTCAGGACTAGCGGGAACGGCGGGTATAGGTTTTGGTGATGTAACCTTAACAAATAATTTAGGAGCTAATTTTGTTATGGAAGATATCGGAGGAACAACAGGACTAAGAGTTTTTAGAATGGCTTACGGAAGTGGGGAGATGTCAATAGATTCTTTAAACAATGCAGGAACTTCTTTTGTATCTCGTGGAATATTAAAGGCAACTTATGACGGGAAAGTAGGGGTAAATATGGGAGCAGCGGCCCCAACTCTGCCACTAGACGTGAAAGCTAAATCGGGAATGTCAGCTATTGGAGGAATATGTATTAAACTTACAAACAAAACAGGGGCAAACAGCGTCGCTGGTCAGTTATTAAAAGCAGACACAGCAACTAACGACGCTGTAATATTAACGGCGGCTGATGAATTGGAAAATGTAGGAGTATTCTTAGATAGTGGAGTGGCAGATGGAAGCGAGGCATGGGTTGTTATTAGTGGAATTGCCGACGTAGCCATGGAAGATAACACAGCAGCAACTAGAGGTAATTGGGTGAGAAGTTCATCAAGCGAAGCAGGATATTCAGACGCAACAAACGCAACTCCGCCATCACCAGCAAGCTTTACACATTTTGCAGAAATAGGACATTGCATAGAGTCCGTCGCTGCGGGTGGAGCAGGAACACATATTCTAGCTAGAATTATAATGCACTTTAACTAAAACGATACATTTATAAAGAGTGAGTGAGTGTATTATATATGGAAAACAAAACACAACCAGAAGATTTAATTGATGAAGCAGAATATATTTTCGGAAGAAAGGGAGAACGAGGACTATGAAAACATTAAGTGATAAAATAATACATGGAAAAGTTGAATGTATTGGCGGAGAAATAGGAGTAAATCATGTTAAAGAATTTATTAATGAATTGAAAGAAGAATTTCCTAAAACAGAAGGTGTTCATGCCTTTACAGGAGAACAATTTCAATTTGCTATAGACACACTAGCAGGGGAGAAATTAATATGAGACACGTAAAAATGCAATTCGATGACAAAGAATTTATTAAGGAATTGAAGAAAGATATTGATGAGAGTGCAGATAAAACAGATATTTGGGATAGCGAAAGATGGCCTAAATTTAGAAAGGTTTTAATAAAAGCAATCAAAGAAAGAGCAGGGGAGAAATTAATATGAGACACGTAAAAATGCAATTCGATGACAAAGAATTTAAGAAACTCCAAAACATGAAAGAATCAAATCAAATTCTCGGCAAATGCACAAGCTGGGAAGACTTCATACTACGCCTAGCGAAGATAAGAAACAATACAAAAGGAGGTAAAGCGGTAAAATGACAAACGAAATTAAAGACATAAAAATATTAGGATTTGAAGACAAGCCTGAAACTAAAACTGGAAGTCCACATTGTATATTTCAAACAGATAAAGGAATGATGGGATGTTTCGAGCATGAATATATAATTGCTCTTAAAGGGCTACCTGACGGAAACTCTGTTGAGGTTGAAGTTGGATATTCGACAGACGGAAAATATGTTAACATACGAAAAGTTACTGGAATTCAAAAGTCTAAAGAAGCAAAGCCTCAGATAGATAATCAAGGAGTTGCTGCAGCTGTAGCTATAGCTGCAAACAGAGGACCAAATAGAACAAGTGTTAAAGGCACAGCTTATGAAAAAGACCCAGTTGGTTTAGCTATTGATGTATTCTGTCAAAGAAAAGAAATTACGACAATTATTGAAGCAGTTGAGATTATAAAGGCAGCACAAAAAGCTTTTAGTTAAGATGACAAAATTAATAGAAGTAATTGAAACATACGAGAAACGAGGAGAGGGAACGCATAAAGACCCCGTTAGAGAGGTGTATCAATTATGGTCTAAAGATGGCATCTTAATTCATGAAAACCAAGATATTATTATTTAATTATTTGCCCTCATGTTTGGAGGGAAGTGTATAGTGGGTATACATTCACTATACATATAAGCCCCAGTACCGATAGAGCGTTCATGGTGCGGTTCAGGTTCGAATCCTGTCTGGGGCATGGAGGTGGTGAGTATATGGAGATAGTTTCAAATGATGAAGAGTCTGCAGAGACATTAGTTAATAATATTACTAAAAAGGAGGTAAACGAAATATGAAATTTAAAACAGGAGATACAGTTAGAAGAATGGAAAACAGGAGAGATAATTGGTGGTGTAAGATATGTTCAGAAAATGGTTTACACAGTGATTCCATATTTACTGTAGTTGAAGATTGTGGCAGTTTAATATTAAAAGAAATGACTGCACGCCCAGATTCAGAATATTTTGAACTTGTAACAAAAGGAAAAGCAGTAAAAGTAGCACCAGAAACTCATGAACGATTTATGGCTTACGGAACTGGTTGTGATAATAAGTCTAATTTATTTAGAACAGAAAAGGAGCTTAAAGAAAAATTAAATATCTATGCTCATAATAGTTCATGGTCTGGAGATATAATTGGATATAAGTTAGTTCCACTATATATTGCTGAGAAGACTGTTAAGCTAACACCTATCAAACTTGTAAAGAAATTAGTTACTAAAAAGAAGAAGAAGAAGTAATTATTATTATTTTACCCTCATGTTTGGAGGGTTATAAGCCCCAGTAGCTCAGTTGGTTAGAGCCAAGAGATGAGATTCTAGATCTATCATCTCTGTAGGGTCGCAGGTTCGAATCCTGTCTGGGGCATTGGGATAACTAGCGGCCATACTAGTCCCCGTGGAAACCCAAATAGGGAGAGTGTTTCACCATGCTCTCCCTTTTCATATTAAACAAAAACAAGAAAACGTATAATAACAAAACAGATTATTATACACTAATACTCATGAAAAGAAAAGATAAACCAAGATATAAACATTGTTTAAATTGTGGACATATACTAAATAAACCGAGAGTTAATGGTAGTGGCTATTGTAGCAAAAGCAAATGCAATACAGCCAGAGTTAAAGCTAATAAGAAGAAAGATATGTTAATGGATAAAGAGTTTATGTTTATGTAGGAAAATGTGGCACTTCGTGCAGTTAGCCATCGCAAGCCTTAAATAGTTTGCTTGTCTTTGAAAGTCGGTGCTTTCAAAGGCTTGTTGATTATGACCCCCAAGCCTCTCTGCTACGAAGTAGGTAAAAATAGGCTCCTAAGCCCTTAATAAGCACAATTCTTACTTTGGTAAGCAAGCTTACTAGTGCTATTCAAGCTTGGCTTAAGCTTGCTTTTCCACCCCTCCCCCCTCTAAAAGCATAAGGGCTCCGCTTGCTAGCAAGCTCCACGCTTAAGCTTTTACCCACCCCATCGGCTGAAGCCTGCCCCCCCTATTGGCAAAGCCCCACCATACCCCCATCATAACCCATATCAATCATGCCCACTAGTTTGAATCGGGCTTGCTTCATAAGGCTTACGCCCCTTTCTCCCCCACCAACACCACCACTCCCCCCCCATAAGAGCGCCATTAGTTGAACCGGGGGGTGTGTCTGTTTATATTCTAAAAAAGATACGAAAATAAAAATAATTTCAAAAAAAGTAAAAATTTAGAAAAAATAAATAAAAATTAATTTAAATTTAAAAATTAGAAAAATAAAAGAAAAATTAGAAAAATAATTGAATTTTAAAGAAAAAAAACAAAAATAAAAAAATAATTAGAAAAATAAGAAATAAAAAACGTTTTTTCCAAAATAAAAAATAAAAAGTTGACAAAAATCAGATTTTAAGAGAAAAAAAATCCCCTTTCCCCAAAAAAATAGAAAATAATCTCATAAAAATAAAAATAACAAAACAAAAATAAAAAGAAAACATAAAAGAGAAAAATAAAAGAGAAAAACAACAAAATTAAATCTCAAGAAGAAATAAAAACAAATAAGAAATTAAAATAAGAATAAAATAAAAGAATAAGAATAAAATAAATATAAATAACAATTAAAATCTCTTGCGAGTCTTGATTTAATTAAATTCAATTCAATTTCAGATCCTCAGACAAATTTTTTAAAAGCCCCCCAGCTAGCTTAAAGCTTATTATTATTATTATTATTATTATTATTATTATATACATTTATATATACATATATTTATATACTATCATTATCTTACTATTCCATGAAAAACAACAAAATGATAACCCTAGATGTGAAGTTAATTGAGAAACTACAGGAAACAAAGAATGTTTCAAAGTTAATAGAGGGTTTGTTAATGGATTACTTTTATGGGGGCGGAGGATTGGAAGAAGAGGAAATGAAGTTAAAAATTAAGGAACTACAACAGGAGATAGAAAGGGATACGGAAAAAATATTATTAATTAAGGACAAGTTGTCAAAAGTTAAGGTTAAGAAAGAAGAAGTTCAGAAAAAATTTAACAAAGTCCCGGAACACATTTTAGATGATTTTAGACAATTTCCAATGATGACAGAAGAAGCCCTAGTGACAAGATATGCAGAATACAAAGGAGAAGACTGGGAATCAATAAAAGCAGCTTACAAGGAGTATTTTAACAAATGATAATTAATGAAAATTGGTCGACACAGCAATATAAAAATAAGAGAGCAAGGTTTGAAGAAATACATCAAAGAAATGTTCAAATTTTAAAAGACCTAAAAGCAGGGAAATTAAAACAAAATAAACACAAAGGGATTTCTAGACATAACACGGAGGTATATAATGACTGAAACTCCTAGAGCCCAAATTTACGGCACATTAAGACAATTATGGATGAGAAGCAGAGAAAGAGCAGAATGTTTGAAGAGAGACTCATATACGTGTCAAATATGCCATAGGAAGCAATCTAAGAAAAAAGGACAGGAACTTAGTGTCCAAGTGCATCATAAACAAGGAATCACTAACTGGCAGAAAATTATAGATCTATTAAGAGAAGAAATGCTCTGCAATCCTAAATTATTAACAACTCTCTGTAAGGAATGTCACGATGAAATTAGATAAATGGCAAGAAAATGTCTTAAAAACACAGGGCCACATGGCAATATGCGCAGGAAGACAGGTTGGAAAATCCACAATTATCTCACAGGATGCAGGAGAATTTGCACTTAATAACCCAAATAAGACTATAATGGTGATTGCAGCAGTAGAAAGAAGCGCGCTTCTACTTTTCGAGAAAGTTCTAGATTATATCTATAATAAAGATAAATTTCAAATTAAAACTGGGAAAGACAAAAAAACTGGGAAAGTTTACAGACCAACCAAACACACATTAAATTTAAAAAACGGAAGCACTATTCATTGCCTCCCAACTGGAGATAGCGGTTACGGAATAAGAGGTTATACAATAGACAGACTATACGCAGATGAGGCCGCATTCATCAAAGAAGAGGTCTGGGCGGCCGTAACTCCAATGTTGGCAACAACAGGAGGGGACATTGTTTTACTTTCAACTCCAATGGGAATTGACAACTATTTCTACAGAATGTTTCATAATGACAATTTTACAAGTTTTCATATTAATGCAGAGGATATTGCAGAAAATCGAGAAGAACCGCAAAGAACCTATTTAATGCGCCACCAAAAAGAAGAAAGAGAGAGGATGACTAAACTTCAATATCAACAAGAATATCTGGGATTATTCGTAGGCGGCATTCAAAGATTGTTTTCTGACGTTCTCATTGACGCTTGTTGCACTATCGACCCGGAA